TTAGCATATATCTGCAAAGGTATCATAACAGGTTTCTCCTGTAATCCTTCTTTACTTCTAACTTTAGCTAGTTGTACTGCATTAAATAATAACTTTTCATTTTTATCTTGTATTGTATACATCATCTCTTTTTCTTTTGCACACATAACAGGCTTGTCATTCCAAGTTCCTGCCATGAGTTCACTAGCTACTGAAATGATAGCAAAAGAATATAAGATTATTATTACTAATTTTAATGTCTTGTTAAATGAATCGTCAGACATAACCTCCCAATGAGGTCTAACTTTTTTAGGCATATTACTTCTCCTCTAGTTGATATAAGGTATGCCCACCACACTCTACACAATAAGCATACCCATTAGTTTGTACTTTTATGTCATGTCCTTTAGGACACTTGTCCTTATCTTTTATAATTATTGTTACTCCTATATTCATGTGGCTACAAAATATCCTTTCTCATAATCATCAGATTTAATTCTCTTAGGTAAAAGAACTTCTCCTAGTATATGTGCAATCACATCTACTGTCCAACCATTCCCAATCATCTTATATCTTTGAGTCTTGGAAACACCCTCTGTATAATTATCAGGCAGAGTCTGTAATCTCTCACACTCTACAGGTGTTAGTTTTCTCCATGTCATACCCTCTACTACTACATTATCTTTTTGTACAGTAGTTAAACAATTAGTCTTGTCATCACTACGTACTTCTACTTGTGGTTCTAAAGGTAAATCCATTTGATAATCTTTACGTACACCATTATCATCTAACCTGCGATTGACAATCCTACCACCTTTAGGTGAATAAGTTGCAACCTTTGGTTCTCTGTTACCACCTTGCATGGTAAGTAACGTAGGTGCTTTACCATCCATGTGATACACTTCTTTAGTTGCTCTGTAGTTGTAATGTGCATACTCTTCTGCTTCTCCTACAGGCATAAGTCTATCAACCAATGTCATGCCATTGTTACCTGCACCTTTGTACATGGTAGCAGTTGTACACAATGCCTTTTGACTAGGGTTCTTATGATGTCTTGCATTACGTTCATTGATAGGAACAGGTGGCTCGTCATGGTCAGTTTGTAATATATCCTTGAGTACCAAGCCTTTGTCTTCCATAGGTGGTATCTCTATAGCATAATATTTGCCATTCATTCTTACACCAAACCAATAGTTTCTCCATCTGTTTTGTGCAGAAACTTTGCTTGAGTTTATCAACTGTGGTGGGAAACCCATGTGTTCTGTAATCACATCTTCAAACTGTTTCTTCATTCGTACATTCTCAAGCAATACATACTTGGGTTTTAACTCATTCATAATTCTTATGAACTCAAAGAATAATTTGGAACGTGGGTCATCAAATGCTAACTGTTCTCCTGCGAAACTGAATCCTTGACAAGGCGAACCACCCATAAGTAAATCAATATCTTCTTGGTCAACTATGTTAGGCACAATAACCTCTGATACATCTCCTAACTGTATTGTATTAGGGAAATTTTTGTTAGCTATCTGCATTGCGTACTTGTCTATCTCACAAGCAAAATAATTATCCACAGATACATTGGCACGTTCTAAGGCAAGTTGCCCACAAGACATACCATCAAATAAACTTAATACATTCATTATTTAATCTCCATAAGTGCAGTTGTTTTCATACAACCTATTTGAATTATTTCAAATTTAGTCATACGAGGTTGAAATTTTTCATGTACATCTCTATCCAAGTCAGACTTGTTATCAATATAAAACTGATTACATTCTTGCTCTGTCTTGAAGTAGTGAGAAGATAAGACACCTTGTAGTGTCCTATCTCCTGTCATTAGTAACACATATAACACCCAAGTCATTATGCTACCAATAGTTGTTTGAACTGAGGGGAAGATATCCACTTGGCAACTTCTTGCTCTCTTCTCCACATGGTCTCTGCTTTAGTATCAAAGCCTGTGTTACGAATGTTAAAACCATTTCTCTCGTCTGCATAAGATGCATAGTTAGTGAATGCAGAGTATAAAGCAAACACATTCTTACCTCTCTTATTAATCTCTTGACAAGCTAACTCGTACATCTTTTTTGCTAGATTTTCTGACTTGATAATACTAGCCATGAAAGTCCTACCATCTACATTCAGAGGTATGTTCGCCCACTCTTGCATAAGTTTAGCACGTTTATCAAAGTTACTCTTTGCCTCACGTACTTCGTTAAGTAAGACAGAACGTCTAAGACCACTCGTGTTCTTTTTCTTGATAGCATCATACTCTCCACCAATCTGTCCGTTAGAACAATATCTATCAATAGCACCAAAGTATACTTGGTTAGAACAAGAGCCATCAATACCATGTAAGGCAATAATCCTCTCACTAATTTCGGTTTGATGTTTATTTGTAACAATAGTGTGTTTTACATTTGGTAATGTAATATCTATCAAAGCAAATGCAGAGTTACGTGCAGTTGATATTTTAACCTTTGCACCATCAAGGTGGTGGGGTAATCTGTTCTCTTGTATAACCTCTTTGATACCATTGAAGTAATCAATATGATTGATACACTTGAACTTATCTCCTACGATACCTAGATATTCTCCTGTCACAGAGTTTCTTACATATCTTTTACCTGCAAATTTAGTATCTTCATACTTAATTTTGAAGTCTAGTTTAGTTCCCTCTAAATTAAAGAGTTCAGTTATTTGTGCGTCTAATGGCATGTTAATGCTCCTTTCTAAAATGTGTCCCAACTTGGGACATTGGTTAAGTGATAATTACTTATATAACAATTAGCAGGAAATGTCAACTCGTCTGTTCTTGTTCTTTCTACTGTAAGAACCTTTACCCTTTTTGGGTGGTACGATTTGTTTCCTTCTTCTTGTATAAGCAATCAATCTTGCTATTGGGTTAATCTTTTTTAATTTAAAAACCATTTTGGTTTCTCTGTATAATTATATCTTGCAAATTTAGATTTGTCAACAATATAAAATTTACGATAGGCTTCTATAGGATAGAACTCATCTGTCTTCAAGTCATCATGCCCACTAAAACATTGTGGGTGTCTAGTAAGTTTACCTTCAGGTATTTTAAATCTACCTTGAAATAAAGATAGTTGATGCTTACAAGCACCATGACCTTTGCCATACCTATTAGTATACTCATGTAGCATAGCACTATATAATTTGTATGCAAAGATATAGTTTTCTCTAGTTTCCATTGCCCATAGGGTGCAAGGATGCTTCTGATGTACAGGTTTGTACAATCCTTCTTGTTCTGCATAGTCAGGTGCATGATGCCATAGTGAAGTACATAACATCTGTGCTTCTTCTAGTGGCATCTTGACTACGTGTTGGTCACATAAAGATGATGCAATCTCATGTGGTGTATCTTCTATAATAAATCTATTCATTTACTCATCTCCTTTCTTAACATCTATATAAACTCTCATGTGTGTAGAATCTCCCAAGTTAGCACCATGATAGGCTCTACCTTGTCCATATAATTCTTTCTTGAGATGTTGCCCCTTTACTCGTATCTTGTATGATGGTTTGTTCAGATACTTCTTACAAGTGTCAACAAACTCTTGACCCTCTGTGTCGTTAGGTATCTCAGAGAATACATACCTACACCCTTTTACCATGTGAGTATCATACCATGCCTTTCTCCATCTGTGTTCTTCTTTAATCCACCTATCTATCAAATCATCTTTCTCCTCAATGATACCCTCCAACTTTTCTTTCACTCCATGTAAGTGATGGTAGTCTAAAGTATCTCTACTTTCAAGGTCTTTTATTTTTTCTTTGTAAGTTTCTATCTCACTACGTAGTCCATTGATGATGCTATCTTTAGCTTTGATAACATCAAGAATATCAACTTCTTCTTGCTCACAGAATTTAACCAACGTTCTTATTGCGTGTTGGAAATCCATGTGTGAGATAGGTATCTCTTCATTCGTTGACTTTGAACGATATATCTTATTGTTCAAGTCATACATATCACTCGCTAGTCTACCTGACTCTTGTGTCAAGCCTAGCATTTGTACTACTCTATGTATCTTCATTATACTAACTCCTTTGCTATTTTATTTCCATAGGTTGATACTTCATCTTTCTCTATTATATGTGGTGCAGATTGCATGTAAAAATCTACCATGTCTACTGCATCTTGTTCTGACTCTGCCTCTACTGAATAGTAAAGGTAGCCATTCATACCCTCAATATGTATTTTAAAAAAGTATTCTTTCATAATTTTCTCCTGTGTTGTGTCCCAACTTGGGACATGGTTAAATGTAAACTCTTGGGTGTATACCCTTTTCTGAATTAAGTGTTTCAAACAATACTGAATAATATGCATTCTTATCCATCTCTTTGTATGTGTCTGTAGATTCTTCCACCATAAAAAAGTCATGCTCATAAGGATTGTATATAACTCTTTTATATTCAAAGCCATATTCATTATGGTCTATAACTTCATCTCTCATAAAACCTTGTATAAAAGCATGAACATTCTTTTTTAGTTCATCTCTGACTCTTGCTTGTCCACCAATTCTAATTATAGGTTGTGCAGTCTCTAACACTAAATGTATTTTATGTGCAATAACTTTATTAGTTTTACAAAGTTGTACACTCCAACACTTCTTGTGTAGATTCCAATAAACTCTAACCTTTTGCATTACTTTTTCTCCTCATAATCTACTTCAATATTCCACGAGAATGATGGGTCTTCTCCTAAATGTATACCCATATCTATGAGAGCATCTGTCACCATCTCACTAACTAACTCTGCATCTCTCGTACTAATCTTGTCAGTAATATTTACTGTTTTTAATTCAACCTTTTGCATAAAACCTCTCCTGTTGTTTTAGTTTAAGTTTACGTTGTAACTTCCTGTTATACTTCCATAAGTTCTTGTTACTTGTGTTAGGCTTTTTCCTAACAGGTATCTTTTGAAATGTATCTTGATTATTCATTTGTAATCTCCATCTTCTCATATAATTGTTTTAATTCTTTTGGCAAGTCTAGCATTCTTACAAAAGTTTCTCCACACTTTTTAGCATTATCTATTTCTTCTTTATCTATAGAAGATTTATGATATATAACATCTAAACTCTCTGCAAGTTTACCATTTTTATCAACTCTTACATAGTCATCTTTATATAGTTTCATTCTTAATCTCCTTTAAAAGATTTTCTACATCTGCAAGTAAATAATCATAGCCATCTATTTGTGATTGTGCATCAATCTCATACTCTTTTGCTACCATTATTATTTCTTTTAATTTTTTAATTAACTTTTGTTTAGGCATTGTTTACTCCTTGTCCCAACTTGGGACATTGTTAGTTGTTAATATTATATCTTGTTAATTCTTCTATACTTGATGGCTTGTGAATAACAAAGCCACTTGTGTCAAATATAGCTTTACCTTTTGCCTTGAGCCATACCACCACACCTTTTGGGTCTAAGAATCTTAAATCATCTTTGTCCCCATCAACACAATCTAAACCTCTAAACTTTTTGGGCATAGGCATAGTTGATACAACTGCCATGTTAATACCTGTGTCTAGAACTGCTTTGTATACTTTTTCTGCATATCCCATGTCTGCCTCGCTATACGATAAGGTAAGATGGTAGTTTGATGGTATGTCTCTATAGGCACGTTTCCACACCTTTGTGTAATCATAAAACTGCACATCATAGGCATAGAAGTAGTCAACAACACCTGTATTCTCCCAAAGTATATCACTCGTACCATTAAGACGTACACAAGGTTGTACACCACGTTTTTCAGCACGTCTGACAAAAGTAAATATATCATTGTAAAGAATATTCATGAAGTTGTCGTAGTCTTTGAGATACATATCTGTCTTACGTTGTCTGCCACGTTGCACGACATTCATCTGCCCACGACCTGCAGTATTTAAGCAACCCTCTTTACACTTGGCTACATCTTGAAACGGACATATTTTGGTGCTTTGAGGTACAAGGTGCATGACTGCAGTTTGATATTCTGAACCATCACCCTTTTTGATTTTTGAGTTGTTGCCAACTCCCAATAAATTGTAAGACATATGTAACTCCACAAATAGTTAGTTAATTAAGTAGGCAGTTTTACAAGATGCCTAGCTTGTTGGTGTCCCAACTTGGGACATTTACCCCCTTCTTCTTTGGGCAAAATGTCTTAGTTTAGGAGAAGAATTTTTTCTCTCTAGACCAATGGTTAGTTTACCTAGATGTAACTGCATGAAGGTACTACCTTTTTGAATTTTAAACCAACCTCTAGACTTGTCCTTCCTAATCCTATAAAAACCTTTTTGGTTTAAGAAGTTAAACCTATTACCTTTAGTACCATCATTTAATGGTAAAGTTTCAATTCCACATATAAACATATAAATATCTCCTTTGTTAAATGTTAATGTTTATCTTGCTTACACCCTACCACAGGATATAAGCATTGTCAAATGGGACATCACTTCTTCAGTAATGTATATACTGCACCACAGAAACCTAGCACACCCATTGTATATATACTTAATGGTATTAATCCTGCACTATAAGCTATGCTATCTCCTAATATGATTAAGCATATAACAGACACGATTAATAACGTTATTCCACCTAGTTTTTCAATCATCATTTACTCCTCCTATTATTTATCCCATTATGGGTGGTTACTTTCATCCATGTCATTCATAGGGTGTTCTTCTATCGCCTGATAGAATAAATCCTCATTGAATCTTGGATTCTTAGATTTACAAAATTCTACTATGTCATCAATTACATCTGAATTAACGTTACGTTCCCAAATAACATTCACTAAATCCTTGAAATGTTTTCGTGTTGGTTGATTTGGTATTCTATATCCTGCTACAAACATCTACTTCTCCTCTGTTTGTGTCCCAACTTGGGACATTCTTTTGTTGTCAATAAATAGTTTAGCTTTTGCAAGTACCTCACGTCTATACTCATCACGTTTAGCCTTGAGGTAATCTCGCATACCTAGACCCATTGCACCTGTAATCATAATAGGATACATGGATACAGTCTGCTTACGTTCTGCATCAGGTACAAAGTTCCAAGAAGATTTGAGTGTCTTGGTTGTCCTAGCAGGAACAGGATTACTGTTTTCCCAAAATAATTTAATCGTCATTCTTACTCCTTTGTCCCAACTTGGGACATTTAATTTGTTAAAATCAATACCTTTTTTCAGTATGCTTACACTATAGCACATCTATATGAGTTGTCAAATGGGACACACAAGCTAACAAGTGTCCCAACTTGGGACATTAATCTATAACCTATAACCTACACCCTACTATCATACTACTGTCATACCTATAACCTATAACCTCCAACCTACTATCATACTAATATCATGCTAGAAAAATTTTGGACAAAAAAAATCCCCAACCATTTCTGATTGGGGAAGTTTATTTTAGGTTAGGCAACTTTTGACTTTTGCTCAACTGAGTAATCTGAAATTTTTGCACCTTCCTCAGACATTGCGAACTCAATCATTGCAAGTAAATCTTCATTGTGTTCTTTAAGCCAAATATCTGCAAAGTTTTTAAGAGTTTCTGCCTTAGTTCTTTTGGTAGTTTCTGCAACTTCTGAAACTTCTGCAACTTCCTCAGATGTCCCAACTTGGGACTTTTGGGGTGCAGGTCTAATGCTTGCATTGTACTTGGAAACAACCCCTGTCGGTGCATTTACTTTGCAAGATTTAGCAATATCAGACTTAGAAAATTCTGCAATTTCGGTAATATTTGAAACAATAAATTTCCATGCAGTAATTTGGTTTTTAATTTTTCTGTCCCAAATCCACTTTCCATCTTTATTAGCAGTAAATAAAAACTTGTAACCTATTTCAACTAATTCGTTATTAGGTAACGTTGTCAATTCTAAACAAGCGTTATAAACTAGGCTATCTTTACCCTTTGATAAATCCTTAAAAATATCATTGTTTAGTCTATCTGCCCTTGTTACAAAAAAAGACTTGTATGTTGTTGCGTTTTGATTTGTCATTTTATTTCTCCTATGAATGATTGACATAATCACATTATGCATATTGTGATTGCTTTGTCAAATGTCCCAACTTGGGACATGTGAAACCTAAGGTGAGCCTCAAATTTTGAATGTTGGAAATTCCAGGAGTGAACGAAACGTGAACGAAACAGGAACGAAACATGAACGGATAGGGATGTACATCCATGCATCAAATATGGGTATCATTTTGAATATTTAAGCATTGTTTCACATGAAACATTGGCAAGTGATACCATAACAGTTGCTATAATAGTAAAAAAACTAGCAATTTCAGGGTTTTAACAGGTAAAATGTCCCAACTTGGGACATGAAAACAATATTTTTTACTGCAGATTGTCGCATAATGCTAAAAATTGTCTGTTTTCAATGCCATACTGCCATTGCCACCACCCCCCATATAGTACGCATATACAGATAAATACACAGATTAGGAAAATAGAGTGTTAACCACAAGTAATAACTGATAAACGAGGTAAAACTAGTATGTTGTTTTTATTATATTTTTTAGAGGGGGGTTGACAAGATGAAAAATTTCGGCTATAATTATGTATTATAATATAACAGTTAAAATGTTAACATTAAATATGATGATAATAAACATTCTAAATGTATACATTTTAAATAAAACCCCTTCAATGTTAAATCTCCGTACAATAATAGAATAAGTCTTGACAATGAGAAGAAAATCAGTAAAACTATATACACCAGAGAATATTTTGGAGGCATTTTACCATGCCATCCATACTAATACACTACATAAGTTACATATCCCTCATAGTTCCGTGTTTTATGTTCGTGCTGCAATAGAAGCAAAACATGGAAAACGTTTCACACTAGCTCATGTAGAAAGAGCTATGAAAGCAGAAGGAATGTTGAACGATGTATGAACTATTTGTATTGGCTTGTTTAATGCAACAGCCAAATATGTGCGTAACATTAAAAGATTTGTATAGTCCTCATCCGACTCACGATAAATGTTTAGCAAGAGCATATGAGATTGCACAAGGAATGCCTATTCATATGCCCATGTACTTCCCCAAAAGCTATAAATGCTTAGACATGGAAACAGAAGGTAGTAAAATAAATACAACATGGCAGAAAAAAAGAGAAAACGTGGAGGATTAAAAGGATTCACTCAAAAGAGTGGAGATATGCGACCCACGAAAAGTGGTGCAGGTATGACTGCAAAGGGAGTCGCTAAATATAGAAGGCAAAATCCGGGTAGTAAACTAAAAACAGCAGTAACAGAAAAGAGTCCATCTAAAGCTAGAGCTAAAAGACGTAAGTCTTTCTGTGCGAGAAGTGCAGGTCAGATGAAAAAATTCCCTAAGGCTGCAAAAAACCCAAATAGCCGATTAAGACAAGCTAGAAGAAGATGGAGATGTTAATATGGCAAGTCCTAAAATAAAAAAAGCCGAAGAACAGGCAATGGCAAAGAAGAAAAGTCAACAAGTGCAGTCTAAAAAGAAAACTTACACTACAAAAAGTGGAGACAGTATAGGTGATATTGCTAGAATGCTAGGTACAACTGTATCTAAACTAAAACAAGTTAATCAAAAATTAGCAAATGTAAAAACATTACCAAAAGGCATGAGAATAAAACTGCCAACAGGTGTTACTGCAGATAATAGTGCTTTTTCAAAAGAGATAAAAGAACAAGCAAGAGTTAAGTTAGCTCCGGGTGGAGCACTTAGACCTGTTCCATCAGGTAGTAAAGGCAAAGGACTATCTAAATTACCTAAACTTGTTAGAAACAAGATGGGTTTTATGAATAAAGGCTCTCTTGCAACTAAAAAGAAAACAAAAGGTGCTGCTAAAGGTGGCAAGGGTGTTATTGTTGTAAGTATAGGCATAGGCAAAATGAAAAAGCCTAAGAAGAAAACAACAAAAAAGAAAACAACTAAAAAATCATGACCTCTCGTAATTATGCTTCTGAATATAGAAAATATCAAAAGCAACAGAAACAGAAAAAAGATAGAGCTAGTAGAAACGCAGCTAGACGTATCATGATAAAAAAGGGTAAAGTTACTAAGGGAGATAAAAAAGATGTCTCTCATAAAAATGGTAACCCTAGAGACAATAGACCAAAGAATCTTACTGTCCAAAGACAGAGTAAGAATAGAAGTTATCGCAGAACTAGAACTGCAGGTAAACTTCACAGAACTGCATAGAAGGAGAAAATCTAATGGCAATGATGAAAAAGAAATCCAAGATGATGAATCGTGGTGGTGCTACTAAAAAATCAAAGATGATGAACAGAGGTGGTGCTATGAAAAAGAAATCAAAAATGATGAATAAAGGTGGTGCTGCTAAAAAGAAATCTAAAATGATGGCTCGTGGTGGCAAAGTAAAAATGGCTTATGGTGGAATGAAAAAGTCCAAAATGATGGCTAGAGGTGGGGCAGCTAAACGCTAACGATGTCTTATCTCATTAGTAACATCCCACACTTTAAGTGTTGGGTGCGAAGAGAGTTCACTTGTAATCACCAACAATATCATGGTGAGTTCCTTCATGCATTAGCTTTTGCAGTCAATACCATACCCGATAGGTCATTGAGCTTCCAAGTTGTATTCACAGGTTGTACAGAAGAAGATAACGTACATGGTGGTGCAATGTGGGCAAGGATGCCAATACAGGCACTTGTAGCAGATATACCTGTAGATGAATGGGCAGAACCAATGGAAGACCATTTGTGTCAACCTTGGGATTGCGAATCTAGAAATCATAGTGTCATTGTTATGGACAGAGTCAGTTCTTCCCCTTGGCTTTGTAAAATAGACAATGCATTTTATACTGCAAGATATTTATTCACAGTAGACTATACTGAGAGTGAAATAGCAGATGACCCTGCACAACATAAACAATCACATGTGATGTATTTATTAGATGCAGGTGAGTGGACAGGTAACATTGTTGCATTACCAAATAATAGAGTTAGAGCAACAAGTCCTGCATTATGGGTTACAGGAGAAGGTGCTCCTGACTTTGCTCCTTCGCAGTGGATACACTCAGCCGAGGCACATGAATCCTACCTAGACCCCCATACGACATTTAACAATCTATATTCAGATGGTAGCCAAGTTAGAAACAATAAGAAAAAAAATAAGAAGTAAAAAGAAACTTGGTTTTTCTGAAAGAGCTAGAGCAGTAAGCAAAGGATTGTTACCATCAAAGGCAAAGAAAAATGGCAGTAAAAAGAAAAAGTAAAAGTACAGTCAACAAAGCAGGTAACTATACTAAACCTGCTCTACGCAAAAGAATATTTAATAGAATAAAGGCAGGAGGCAAAGGTGGTGCTCCGGGTCAATGGTCTGCACGTAAAGCTCAGATGATGGCTAAAGCCTATAAGAAAGCAGGAGGAGGATACAGAAACTAATGCCACACTATACTAAACCATTAAAAAAAGTAATTAAAGGATTGAAGAAGGCTTCTAAACTTCATGCAAGTCAGGCTAAGACTTTAACTAAAATTAAAAAAGACCAAAAGAAAAGATATAAGAGTTCTCATGTCAAAAAGAAAAAAACGTGACCCAAAAGTGGGTACCGGGAAGAAACCGAAAGGTTCGGGGAGACGCTTATACACGGATGAAAACCCTAAAGACACAGTTAGCATCAAGTTTGCCACCCCAACTGATGCAAGAAACACAGTTGCAAAAGTTAAAAAAATCAATAAGCCTTATGCGAGAAAGATACAGATACTTACTGTCGGTGAGCAGAGGGCAAAAGTAATGGGTAAGACTGAAGTTGTTGCCATATTTAAAAAAGCAAAAGAAAGTTTAAAGAGAGCACATGAACGAAAAAAGAAAAAGGTGTAAGACTTGCGAATGTTACGACTGCGATTGCGAAGAGTGCTCATGCGATTGTCATCACAATGATAGAGTTCTTACTGATATTCATGATAGACAAACAAATAGTCAATCAGACACAAAGATTTAAAAGCATTGATAGATGCTTATATTTTGCAGAAAGACTGCATGACCAACCAGCTATACCAACAGAGGATGGGAGTAAAAGCATAACTGCATATTGTAAACCTGTAAGGAAATAAAATGTTAGCAGAACTAGCAGCAGCAAATGCTGCCTTCGGTGTAATTAAAAGTTTTATAAGCAACGGAAAAGAACTTGCTAGTTGTGGTAAACAAATTTCAGATTTTGTTTTTGCAAAAGAACAAATAGAAAAGAAAGCTAAGAAACAAAGAGCTAAAGGTGTACGCACAAATGATTTAGAAGAGTTCATGGCTTTAGAAAAAATAAAGCAACAAGAAGAAGAACTCAAACAGATTATGATATATGCAGGTAGACCGGGATTATGGCAAGATTGGCAAAGGTTTCAGGCAGAGGCTAGAAAGTCAAGAAGATATGCAGAAAAAATGGCTCAGAAAAGAAAAGAAGAACTTCTTGAGATTATGGGTTACAGTATAGGATTTATAGTCTTGTTAGCATTAGGTGGACTAATACTATACTTTGTAGGTAAATGGACAGGTAAGTTATAATGGCATTAAAAAAATCACAGAGGTCGCTAGTTGCGTGGACAAAACAAAAATGGAGAACCAAGTCAGGTAAACCTAGTACACAAGGGTCAAAGGCTACTGGTGAACGTTATCTACCTGAAAAAGCGATTAAGGCTCTTTCTTCCAGTGAATACGCAGCCTCTTCGGCTGCTAAACGAAAAGCGAAGAGAGCAGGTAAACAGGTATCTAAGCAGCCCAAAAAGATTGCAAAGAAAACATCAAGATTTCGTAAATTCTCTTAAAGTAATAGAAAAATTAAAAGCAGAAAGATTAAAGGAAAAAATAGAAAATGATACAAGCACTAATAGGACCAATCGCAAATCTCGCAGGAACATGGTTTCAAAACAAGTTAGAAAAAACAAAAGCAGAAGGTAAGGCAAAAGTAGCAGAAGCAAAAGCTAGAGCAACTGTAGCAGAGAAAGTGGCTTCAGGTAAAATAGAATGGGAAGGCAAAATGGCTGACGCTACAAATGATAGCTGGAAAGACGAATTTGCTTTAGTTGTGTTACTTGCACCTGCAATACTAGTCTTCATTCCGGGAATGAGAGAATATGTGCAAAGAGGATTTGAAGTGTTAGCAACGTTACCTGATTGGTATCAATATCTATTATACATAGCTATATCTGCATCATTTGGTATTAAGGGTGTAGGTCAAGCAGCAAAGATGTTGAAAAAGAAATGAGGATAAAAACCTTGACATTTTTACATATATCAGGTATAATTAATAAAATAGGAAACTATTTTTATCGTAAACACGTTGAGGCTTTACACGCAGAACAACGTAAGCGAGGACTTAGAAGATGAATATAGATATATTAAGAGAAGAAATAGAGGCTGACGAGGGATGTAAATATGAAACGTACCATTGCAGTGAAGGTCATTTGACTGGAGGAATCGGACATTTGATAACTGAGTGGGATGAAGAAATATATGCAGGACCTATTGGCACACCTATATCTGAAGAACAGGTAAAAGAGTGGTTTAAAAAAGATGTGCAAACTGCTATAAATGATTGTCAAAACATATTTAATGATTTTGATTCTTTACCTGAAGACATACAACACGTATTAATAAATATGGCATTTCAACTTGGAGGTCCTCGTTTACGTAAGTTTAAACTCATGATTGCTGCCGTGGAGGTAGAAGACTATCGTGAAATGGCACTTCAGATGGAAGACAGCAGGTGGTTTAAACAAACTACGAATAGAGCACAACGTTTAATTGATAGAGTTGTAAAACAGGGTATACCTATATGACAACAAAGAAAAGAGAACTTACAGAAAGACAACAAAAATTTTTAGATGTTTTATTTGATGAAGCAAATGGTGACGTTGTTAAAGCTAAACTTTTAGCAGGATATTCAGAGCATTCTGCTACTTCTTCTATTCTTGCTACAATGAAGGATGAAGTATTAGAAGCAACTCAAATGTATATGAGTCGTAATGCTCCGAAGGCAGCAGTAGCTATGGTAAGTGGAGTTGATGAACCTACACAACTCGGTATAAGAGATAGACTATCTGCTGCTAAAGAATTATTAGATAGAGTAGGTTTGACTAAAACTGAAAAAGTACATGTAGAAGCAACAGGTGGTGTTATGTTGTTACCACCAAAGAAAAAGTAATGGATAGAAGTTTAGGTAAGTGGAAGTTACCACAACCAACAGATTTAAAAGATGAAGAACAAAAAGAATGGATGCAAATACCACGTATAGCTAGAACTATACCTTTTGGTTACAAGCTAAATGAAGATGATACAGATTTACTTGACCCTATACCTTATGAATTAGAAGCCATAGAATTAGCTAGAAAATATGTAAAACAGTATTCTTATCGTGAGGTTGCTAATTGGCTTACAACAAAAACAGGAAGAGATATATCTCACGTGGGATTAAGAAAAAGATTAATGCATGAGCAACAACGTAAGAACAAAGCTAGAACTCTTAGAAAATGGTCCGAGTATGCGAAGAAAGCAATCCAAAAAGCAGAAGAGATTGAAGAAGGCAGAACAGGAGCAAAAGCCTGAGGTAAAAATTATAGATGATATTGAAGATGTTCCTCTAGAAGAACACAATATTATTTTTAAACCAAACGAAGGACCTCAAACAGAGTTTCTTGCAGCACCTGAAAGAGAAGTATTATATGGTGGCTCTGCAGGTGGTGGTAAAAGTTATGCCATGTTAGCAGACCCATTACGATATATGGGACATCCATCTTTTAGTGGTTTGTTACTTAGACATACAACAGAAGAATTAAGAGAACTTATATTTAAGTCAAAAGAATTATATCCTCAAATATGGAAGGGTATTAAGTGGTCAGAAAGAAAGATGCAATGGGAAGCACCATCAGGTGCTAGACTATGGATGTCTTACTTAGATAGAGATGATGACGTATTAAGATATCAAGGTTTAGCCTTTAGTTGGATAGGTTTTGATGAGTTGACACAATGGGCAACACCATACGCATGGAACTACATGAGGTCAAGACTTCGTTCTACTGCTCCTGATTTACCTGTATATATGAGAGCAACAACGAACCCCGGAGGACCGGGACATCAGTGGGTTAAAAAAATGTTTATTGACCCTGCACCTTATGGAAAGACTTTTGATGCCACAAACATTGAGACAGGAAAAACTTTACAGTATCCTAGCAATCATTCAAAAGCAGGTCAACCATTATTTCAAAGAAGATTCATACCTGCTAGATTATCTGATAACCCATATTTATCAAGTCAAGGAGACTACGAAGCAATGCTTCTTTCCTTACCTGAACACCAACGTAAGCAGTTGCTTGAGGGTGATTGGGATATTAAAGAAGGTGCTGCTTTTACTGAGTTTAACAGGGATATTCATGTTGTTGAACCTTTTGACGTTCCAAGAAATTGGGTTAAGTTTCGTGCATGTGATTATGGTTATGGTTCTTATAGTGCTGTGTTGTGGTTTGCTGTTTCTCCAGATGAGCAACTTATTCTTTATAGAGAACTGTATGTTTCTAAAGTCCTTGCCACAGATTTGGCAGAAATGGTATTAGAAACAGAACAAGAAGATGGTAATATAAAGTATGGAGTTCTTGATAGTTCACTTTGGCATAAACGTGGAGATACAGGACCTTCATTAGCAGAACAAATGATTTCAAGAGGGTGTCGTTGGAGACCTTCTGATAGAAGCAAGGGTAGTCGTGTAGCAGGTAAAAATGAACTGCATAGAAGATTACAGGTTGACGATTTTACAGAAAAACCTAGGCTTGTGTTTTTTAGCACATGCACTAACACAATATCTCAGATACCTGCAATACCTCTAGATAAAAGAAACCCTGAAGATGTGGATACTAAAGCAGAAGACCACATATATGATGCATTAAGATATGGTATTATGTCAAGACCACGATTTAGTATATTTGACTATGACCCTGTTGGTAGACCCTCACAAGGTATGCCAATAGCAGATGCAACTTTTGGATATTAATATGGCAGAAGAAAATAACGAAATAATGATTGAAGATGATGCAATAGCATTAGAAGATACTGATGAATCTGAAATAGCCGATGCAGGAGTAAATAGTATCATACCTTTTGTACAAGAAAGATATGATAGAGCAGAGGACTATAGAAGAAATGATGAAGAACGTTGGTTACGTTCTTATACAAATTACAGGGGGATATACGGAAGTGATGTTCAATTTACTGAAGCAGAAAAGTCAAGAGTATTTATCAAAGTTACGAAAACTAAAACTCTCGCAGCTTACGGACAAATTGTTGACGTACTATTTGCAGGTAACAAATTTCCTATTAGCGTTGAGCCAACAGTTTTACCAGAAGGTGTGGCGAAAGATGTCAGTTTTGACCCGAAAGAGCCTGAGGAATTGCGTGGTAGGGGTGAAGAAACTTCTCCGTATGGTTTTGAAGGTGATGGACAAGATTTTCCAAAAGGTGCTACCGAAAAAAGTTTACTTGAAAGTCTCGGACCTTTACAAGAAAAATTAGAAGGTATTGATAATTTAAAAGAAGGTGTAGGTAAAACCCCCACTGCAATAACATTTAGTCCTGCTATGGTTGCTGCAAAAAATATGGAACAAAAAATTATTGACCAATTACAAGAGTCAGGTGCTACTAAACAATTAAGAAGCACTGCATTTGAAATGGCTTTGTTTGGGACAGGGGTCATGAAAGGACCTTTTGCTATAGATAAAGAATATCCTAATTGGGATGATGAGGGTAATTACAATCCTATGTTTAAAACAGTTCCTTCTACATCTCATGTATCAGTTTGGAACTTTTATCCTGACCCTGACGCTAATAACATGGATGAAGCACAGTATGTTGTTGAAAGACATAAGATGTCTAGGTCTCAGTTGCGTTCTTTAAAAAAGAGACCTTACTTTAGGGACACTGTAATAGACCAAGTTATTGAGTCAGGAGAATCGTATGTAAAAAAGTATTGGGAAGATGATTTATCTGACTATGCACCTGACCACGGAGTCTATCGTTTTGAGGTATTAGAATATTGGGGTATGTGCGATACACAATTACTCAAAGACAATGAAGTAGAAATACCAAAAGAATTAGAAGACTTTGATGAACTACAAGCAAACATTTGGATTTGTGATGGTAAATTATTAAGAATGGTTCTCAATCCATTTAAACCTGCAAAGATACCTTACATGGCAGTGCCCTACGAATTAAATCCATATTCATTTTTTGGTGTAGGTATAGCAGAAAACATGGATGATACACAAACTCTTATGAATGGTTTTATGAGAATGGCAGTAGATAATGCAGTATTATCAGGAAACTTGTTAATAGAAGTAGATGAAACTAACTTAGTTCCGGGACAAGATTTATCTGTGTATCCGGGAAAGGTGTTTAGAAGACAAGGTGGAGCACCGGGTCAAGCTATTTTTGGTACTAAGTTTCCAAATGTATCAAATGAAAACATGCAACTGTTTGATAAAGCAAGGCAGTTAGCAGACGAAAGCACAGGATTACCTTCCTTTGCACATGGACAAACAGGAGTTACAGGTATAGGTAGAACTGCTTCAGGTATATCTATGCTAATGAACGCAGCAGCAGGAAGTATTAAAACTGTAATTAAAAATGTAGATGATTATTTACTAAGACCTTTAGCAGAGGGTTTCTTTAGATTTAATATGCAGTTTGATTTTAGTCCTGAAATAAAAGGTGACTTAGAAGTTAAGGCACGTGGAACAGAGAGTCTTATGGCTAATGAAGTACGTAGTCAAAGACTTATGCAGTTCTTACAAGTTTCTTCTAATCCTGCACTTGCACCTTTTGCAAAGTTTCAATATATTATACGTGAGATAGCAAAGTCTATGGACTTAGACCCTGATAAAGTTACCAACAATATGGATGAGGCAGCAATTCAAGCAGAGCTTATGAAAGAGTTTCAAGCTCCTATGCCTGAAGGACAACCTCAACAACCACCTGCAGGTGCAGACCCAAGTGACCCCACAGGAGCAGGAGGAGCAACTATAGGAACAGGACAAGCACCTATTCCGGGAGAACAAGGATTTACAGGAACACCTCAAGATGGACAAGCAAATACTCAGCAAACTCAAGCCAATGGTGAGCAACAACCACCAATGGGAAGCATTCAGTAATTATGTAGATGCTCTAGTAGAGCAACATCATAAAGTATTAGAACAAGCCGACAATGATATTATTATGTATCGTTCTCAAGGTGCAGTGGCATCTTTGAAAAAATTAAAATTACTAAGGGATGAAGTTTTAAAAAATGCTCAATAACGAAGTTAATGATATAAATGACACTAGCACTAAAATGCCTAGTGGTTTTGAGAAAATGCAAAGAAAGCTACGAGAGGTAGACAAGACAGGTGAACCTTTATTTAAAGATAAACCTGATGCAGATGAAAAACTTAAGAAGTCTCTTATTGGCACTTTCATAACAGGATTAGCAGCTCTTCCATCTGATGCAGTATCTTTTGCAAATTTTATAAATGAAGAGGTAGCTAAAAACTCTACAGGTGGAGCTTTAACTGCTAAAACCATAGCTCCTATTTTAAAAAAAATAGAACAGTATGTAGGTAGAAATGCTTTTGACAAAGCTATGACTAAGCTAGGTGTGCCATCAGATGCCTCTGACCCATATCAAATAGCAGGTGAAGTTTTATCACCCACTGGTCCTCTTCTAGGAGGTGCTAAACTTCTTAAAAAAGGTGCTAATAAAGTAAAAGATTTTTTTGACAATATAACTCCGGGTGGAGGTGGAAGTGGTGGAGTAGCACTTGAAACTGCAGGGGTTGGTCAGTTAGACAAAACTAAAAAATTATTAAAAGATGAACAAAAAGCTATAACAACAGAAGCACCAACAATTATACCACCTGATGAATTTATAAATGCTCCTAAAACAGACAAGATGAGCATGGGAGGAAAAAACACTCCTACAGGTGCAGCACAAATTAAAAAGTATAAAGAGTTAGACAAAACAAAAAAATATAATCCTGATGAACTTTTTGAAATGACAGGAGTATATAAAGGACCAGATGGTAAATTTAGATGGGAAATAGACACTTCAGATGCACAATTAAAAACTGCAAAATTAGGTGAAATAGATAAAGCAAAAGATGGTGATGCTTTTTTTCTATCTAATATATTAACATACGATAGAGCCTATCAAGAATATTTTAAAGAAATAAAAGTAACTAGACCTTCTAAAATATTTAAAGGTCAAAAATCTTTTTACAATTATAAACCTTTAAAAAATTTAAGTGTTGTAATAAAAAATTCAGATAAAGAGGGTGCTCTTGGTGCTTATGTACCTGCATCTGACCAAATAATATTATATAAAAAAAATCTTTATGATAGAGCATTATCAGATTTTATTGATGCAAAGAAGAGAGGTTCTTATGATGGTGTTCTTAAAGCTCGTATAGAAAGCACTTTATTACATGAAATTCAACATGCTATACAAGCTAGAGAGGGATTTTTAAGAGGAAGTAATACTGATAACTTTTTAAGAGAAGGCTTTAATAAAGACTTTAAAGATAATGCAACTTTAAAAAGTAATATACTAGCTAGATTTTCTAATGATATAGCAGTTGGTCTAGATTATATGAGTTCTTCAAATAGATTTGGTTTTTCAACTAGTTTAGAAAAAAAAATTTCTAGACTTAATGAAATACAAAATATGCCTAGCTCTGTAAAAATAGATAATATAGATTTAAAAGCTGAGTATGATTTATTAGCAGATGATATAAGAGAAGACTTTAAAAGAATTAATTTAACTAACAAAGAAAAAAATAAAATACTTAGAAGTTATAATAAACAACTAGATGAAAATTTTAGACAAAAAAAGTTATTGGATAAAGAATACAATGAAGCCTACCAAAAATATAGAGATAGTTATGGAGAAAAAGAGGCTAGACTAGTACAAGAGAGATTTAAAAAAAGATTAGAATTACAAGAAAGTTCTCTAGTAGGAGAGGCTAAAGGAAGTAAACCTGTAAATATAAAAGAAGAACTATCTAAAACTAAAATACCTGAAGATATGAAAGGTGTAACTAGTGCAGAAATAGACAGATTAGGTAAAATAGCTAGAACAGACCCTGTAACAGGTAAAGTAAAGCCTAGAATTGCTATAGGAAAAAATAAAGGTGGAGACATTATGAAAAAACAAATGGAATTATTTGATGAGGGTGGACTCAAAGATGAAGGGAACACAGTTGACCCTGTATCAGGCAATGATGTTCCTCCGGGTGCAACTCAAGAAGAAGTAAGAGATGACATACCTGCACAGTTAAGTGAAGGAGAGTTTGTATTTCCTGCAGATGTTGTAAGATATTTAGGATTAGAGTTTCTCATGAAACTAAGACAAAAAGCAAAAGCAGGACTGCA